TTACCTATCAATCCACAGTTACTTCCTATCTGTTGGAAAGAGAAAGTAAACGGTGCACCTACAAAGGTCATTAAAAATAATGCCGTGTCTGTCCATACATAAATTGCATCCCTACCTCGAATAGCTCCCATAATTTTAGAACCCGCTGCAAGTCTCTGTGTACCTGCTGTGTTTTCTGCAGTTACAGTATACGCTTCTGTGCCATCAATATTTTCTTGATCAGAAAATCTAATAAACATAGCGTCTTGTGATGTTGGTGTGCCTACCGTACTCTCAGTTCCAAAGAACACTAAGTGACGATCTGGTGTAGATACTAATACATGTCTTGATGCTGTCGGTGCGTTTGCTATAATTGTTGCTCGTGTTGATACAGCGTTAGTAGCAGCTGCATCCCATTCAAAACATTTGTTGTTATATATAAGTGCTATAAGTTTTGTACCAAAGTTATCTAATACCCAAAGTCCAGGATCAATTGTAAAGTCGGAAGAAGAAGCATCACCCCATGCAACAAAGTCAGAAATATTTGTAACGGTTACACCACCACTGTGGGCAGCTTTTGTCGTACCGTTAACTTCTCTTGCACCACCACTTAATATATTTGTAGTTGTATTATTATTTGTATAACTAATGTCCTCTGTACCAATTCTAATTTCACCTGTAGCAGGAAATTGAGATGTATCAGTTAAAGGAATATCAGTTACACTATCATTAATACTAGAAGCTAATGTTGTTGTAACTGGACCATTAGCGGTACCACTCCATAGTCCTGTACCCCAACCAAAACCACCAACTTGTTGTGCTGGTCCAACAGTAAAATAACATAACACTGATGTGCTGTTACCATCACTTGTTGTTAAAGGTGTGCCGGCTTCTGTATTTGCTGCAGTAATTGTAAAAGTTGTAGATGTAGGTACTGACGTTACCATATATTTAACGTCTTCAAAAGTAGCATTAGTATAAGTAGAGGATCCAGTTACTCCAGTAACACTGTCAAACAAAACTATATCATCTTCTATTAATCCATGAGCCCCGGTGCATGTTACCGTAATCGTTTTTGATGAAGATGTACTTGAAAATTTAGCTCCTGTAAGTGTGGTTCTAATTGGATGAATGTCGTAGTATGTGCCTCCAGAATAAACATACAGGATCCTGTTTGTTCCAATAGCAGCGTATTTGATACCTGCGTTATCGTCAAAATGGTGTACTGCTCTAGCAGCACCTGCTAAATTAGTTGCACCAAGCTGAGACCAGCCACCTATTTTTTCCGGTGATCCGTATCTAAATCTTACGTTATCTCCCCCGGTCCATTGTCCCTCGGCCCCGGTTGAAGTAACTTGTTTATTAAAGCCTGGCAAAAAGCCTAATTTTTGTAGCATAGAAATTCCTGTTTTATTTAGATTATATTAAATTGCGCTGTAGATCAACGAGTTTTGACTATCCCTAGCCCAGGTCTTTTATCATACAAATTGTACTTTTACCATTTATATACTGGACATCTAGCTTCTTTTATCTTTGTTTTTAAATTCATAAAGCACCAACAAGACCTACATTGTTTGGTTAATTTAATAAACAACATACAGGATTTACAAATTTTATACCTTTCTTCAGGTGTTTTTTTTGGATCAAACTTTTTCATATAATAAACTTATTAATTATCATACTTTAATTTTAAGTCTTTTCTACCTCGAAAAAATTCAGGTAAACCTAAATGCTTTCTAGTGTCAAAGATATTTTTAGTTGCATTTTTGTGTTTTACATTATTGTAATGTAAAAATACTTGTGCACAAACATCTCCTTTAAATTTATCTCTCCAATGTTCTAATTTCATTCCTTTATAAACCAACATATCTCCTGGTTTTAGATTTATTTTTATTCCTTTTAATTTTTTTTTACCAGAAGGCTCAAGGTAAATAGGCCAAGGATCTCCACCTAAATTTAAAGTAGTAGATATTTCACAACTAAGTCTATCTTTATGTCTATGTAGAATGTCTCCCTTTTTATATAATCTTACATAAGAATAATTAGGGTTTAATTTTAAATTAGTTTTTTTCTCCATAATAGGTTGTAGCTTTAATAATAATGTTTCTGCAACCAGGTCTGCATAATGTGAATAAGTGTTTGGAATCATTTTATCAAACCAATGTCCAAATAGAGTTTCGCTTGGAGAAATATATCTGTACTCAAATAAAGTTTTTGCAACTTGTTGTTTCATTAAAAAATAATTGTAAATAAAAGATGTTAAATCTTTATCAATAGCATTTTTAATAATTATGTAATTTTTTTTAAATAGCTGTGTCATATTATTTAAATGGAGCACCCAGGTTCCAAACAACTAAAGATTGTCTTGTTCCTTTAGTAACGGGTTTAATTCTATGCCAAACAAAAGAAGGAAATACTACTAATGATCCTCTAGGCAGAATATCTGTACAAACAACTGATTTATTTTTTTTATTTGGTTTATTCTCTTTAAAATCAAACTCTAGTTCTCCCCCCTTATATTTTTTAGGATTAGTTAAAGAAACAGTTACAGATAACTTTCTAACCTTATCTCCAAATTTAGTACCTTTTGGATAAGGTACGTTCCAACTATCACAATGCCAATCATAAAATTGATTTTTCTTGTAGGTAGTAAATTGACAATCTTCACATGTATCTATTTGATAATTCCATCCTGCTCGTCTATTTGCTTCTTCTACCCAGGGTATAATTTCTTTATATATCCAATGATCATTTAACCATACAATATTGGAATCTCTTTGTTTCTTTAAACGTTGATTTTCTTTTTTAGTTAGAGGTTGTTTATCGATATCTCTGTCAGGACCAAAATCACCTGTAATAGCCTTTAATTTTTGTTTCTTTTTTGCAAAAGAAATAATGTCATCACAAAATTTTTCAGACAATGCTTTCTGAAAATAATAATAATAATATTTTAGATTCATTATTTTTTTTCAAAATTTGTCGTTAGAACGGTGTTTATTTGTTTAGAGATATTTTTACCAATAAAATATTTTAGGTGAGATGGAAAAATATAAAAACTATTATTAACTAAAGGGACATGCCAAGTTTGTCCTTTTATCTTATTATCATCATACTCTATAACAAGGATACATGATTCATCATAAATATCTACTCCATAGACCATTGTAAAATCAGGAGAAGTAGATAAATGCATAAGGTCAATTGTAGATCTTAAAAAAGATTGTTCATTTTCGTAAAAAATATTTCCAAAAGAATTTTGATTATTTAGTTTTAAATTAAATTCTACATTAACATGTTCAATAATATATTTATTTAACATATCTAATGCTCTAGAAAATGGAACTTCATAATCTAAGATTTTATAATCATAAGGATTATTACTTAATGAATTATTTAAATTATAAGAGGATAGAATGTCTGCTTTTAATTTTGAACGATCTATTTCAAAACCTTTTGGCATTTTTACTTCGCCATAAAACAACGGTGTTTCTGTCAAAACTTTTTTAAACATATATTAAAACTTTCTTAGACATTTATTATGTCTATAACATAACACAGTATTACTTTATATTCAAATATCGGTATTCCACGGATCTTTTGGATCTTCTATCAAATCCCAAGAAGTCGTATTTTCATTCCACTCATGGTAGTATCTCATTTCAGAATTTGATAATTGCTCTGCAGTTAAACTTGGTTCATTTCCTACAGGAGATATCCAACTAGCCGTTGAAATATTTTTTACCCAGGAAGGATAAGGTTGTTTTTGCCAAAAAATTTGATTTTCCGAATCCCACTCATAACCTATTGATGCATAATTTCCTCTAAATGGAGTTCCACTTCCTTTATGAGTATTATTAAAAGTTTGTTTATTAGTTTGAACCCAAAGATTAGAAGGCCAATTATTGTTTTTTTCTAAAAATGTTTTTCCTTGTGTTTCAGTAGGTGAATCTACATCATCTACAGCGACTACGGAAAGAACTAAATTTGTTTCAGATATTTTTGCAAAATGTTTCATTATTGAAATTGATACCTTATAATTACTACTCCATCACCGCCAGAGCTTCCGCCACCTTGATTTGTTGCGCCGCCACCACCGCCGCCTAATGCATCAGTTCCATCATCCGGACTATTTCCTTGACAACCAGCGCCTTTTCCTCCTCCGCCTGGTCCTCCGTTATCTCCAGAGCTTCCAAAACCTGCACCGCCGCCACCGCCGCCTCTTGCTACTGGTGAACCACTAATTTCAGAAGTAGCTCCAGCTCCTCCAGTTGTTCCTGTGTTACCTGTAGGTAAAGGTGATGAAGCTCCTGTTGCTCCTCCTCCTCCGCCGCCATGAGCAAAAGCTCCTGCTTGGTGTATACCGCTTGCTCCTCCATTTCCTTGAGGTGGACTTTGAGGTGGAGTGTTTCCAGCTCCTCCTGCATTACGTGAGCCAGAACCTGTTGATGATCCTCCTCCGCCTGATCCTCCATTAACTCCAGTACCTGGACCACCGCCACCGCCGCCGCCACCGGCAGAAGTTATTGATGAAAAAACGGAATCACTTCCTGAATTACCAAGTGAATTAAAACCTGAACCAGCAGCTCCACCACCGCCAACAGTTACTGGATATGATTGAACTGAAACAGGTAGTGCAACTGCCGGTGAAGCTCCTAATGGACTTGCTGTGTATGATGTGTCCACTCCTGGTGATTCTCTATAACCACCTGCTCCTCCTGCTCCTCCTACAGAACAACTTCCTGCTGGTGAAGGTAATCCTGATCCACATCCCCCAGCTCCTCCGCCTGCTAATACTATATAATCAACTACACTATCTGCATTTGCTTTTGATACTACAAAAGAACTTGTTCCAGTAAATGTGTGAATTTTAAAATTACCGTCTGTCGTGACAGTTCCACCTGAAGCCTCCATAAATGATTTACCTCCTCCAGCACCAAATCCTAAAACTTGATAACCAAAAGATTTATATCTTCTTGAATCTATGTTTGATGTATTCTTACCTGAAGAATGTAGTTTATTTTTTGAATTTCTCATATCTAAACTCCTTATGCGTCATTAGCTGCATCAGTAGTAAAGAATATTTTAATACCTAAAAGTCTTGCTACTCCGGTATACGTATCTCCACCTGCGTTCGCATCTCTAAATATTTGAAAGTAAGTTTGTTGATCTACTGCAGGAGAACCAGCAATGGTAACTGCTGAGCTTTCTGCCGTAACTTGTTGATCTTCTACTGTTCCTATGCCAGCATCTGTAACGTTTACGGCTGTTCCAAATTCAACATCGATAGTATCACTATCACCACACGAAACTCCTTGTAATCCAAATATACAGTCTCCTGTGTTTGTTGTACTAGGTGTCCAAAAACATTGGTAAGTAATTGTTCCTTCATTCCATGATTTAGGAAAAGCTACTGAAAATTGTGCAAAATCATCTGCAGTATCTGCAAAATCCATAACTTTCATATCTGGTCTTAAAGCTGTTGTTTCAACTTGAGCAGCTTCTGCACCATTAGTTGTTGTTGCATACATAGCGGAAGCCGGAACCCACATAGTTTCTTTTCCTGCAATTTGAATTGCAGCTGTTCCTGATCTAAGAACCCCTGTTCCTTTAGGATCTATATTAATACCAACATTAGTTTCACCTGTTGCTGAAATAACCGGTCCAGTAACTCCTGTACCTGCGTTAGCTACAGTAAT